GCAAAAATGTTGAACCGCTGTCTCGTCCCGACGATGCTGTAGGGCAGCGACATGATGTCGTCAGGGTTGTTGATGCGCTTCAGGTTGCGCTTGGACGCCATCGCAATGCGCGACACCGTGGGCGGCGGCTCGATGCCAAACTCCGGCGCGAACTCGCAGGCCAGATTGTACCGGAACGCGCGGAGGTAGCCCGGCGGGAACGCCAGCGGGGTAGACAGCAGCGCCGGCTGCGTCAGCTCGTCAACCGAAATGAAATGCCATTCCAGCGTCTTGGTTGGCACCGGATAGATGTACATTTCGATGTCGGGGTAGTTCATGTTCAGCCAGATCACCTGCGGGTAGGTGCTGGTCACAGTCTTGACGGCGATGCCGTCATACTGCTGCTGGTTAATGATCTTGATGCCGTAGGAGATGCCGCTGGCCGGGTCGCGAAAATAGGTCGAGTCGTCCAGCAGGATCGGGCGGTTGCCGACGAAGTTGCCGGTCGGGCCGAGCGTGCGCGAGATAAGGCCGGGTGCCCAACTAAATACCTGATCCTGCGTAGAATACGTAGCCAATCGCTCCGTGTTCCACGAGTCAATCATCTGGTTGAGCGCCGTCAGCGCGTCCTGCGACGTGGCAGCAGACGGCGTTTCGCCTTCGGCTAGAACGCCAAGAAGCCGAAGCGCACCATTAATCTGATCGCCCGCTGTCGTTGCCATTTGCCGTTATTTCCTCAACCAAAGGACGACGCCCGCGCCGACTGGTGACTAGTTCGTTCGCCTGCGCGCCGGGCTGCTCGCCAGGAGTATAGCGCACCCAGCCGTTCTCTTCATCATAAATCGCTTCAAGGTCCATCGTGGCGACCTTGGTGCCGTGGTCCGGGTGACGCAGATAGATGTGCATAAAATTTCCTGTGAAGGTGGCCCCTGCCGAAGCAGGGGCCGATTTGCTTACGAGAGAGCGTAGAGCGCCCAAGAACCGTCAGCAGTTTTACGCGCGCGAAAGCCGCGCACGGTGCCAGCCGTAGCCGCGATGGTCATAAGACCCTGCGAGCCGCTGCTGCCGATGGACCAGCCAGTGTTGGTGGTCACGGTGATGACGCCCGCCGTCGTCGTGTTGATGACGCGGAAGTCAAACGTTGAGCCAGGCTTGGAGTTCGTCAGCGAGGCGTCGAGGTCGGTCGCCAGAGGCAGCGTGTAGGCGGCCGTCGTCGTCGGCGTGCCGATGATGATGCCGTTGGTCAACTGAGCAACCGTCAGCGTAGCGCTGTCAGTGGCAGTAGTCGGAACAGCGGCAACGGTAAGCTTAACTTCATTCAGGTTGCCATCGTTAAACTGAAAGCCACCGCCAACAGAAGGGAGAGCCATGTTAAGAGCCTTTCAAGAAAAGGAAATGCCCCCGGCGTTAGCCGGGGGCGGGTTGGCTTAGCCCCAGAGGCGGGTGGCCATCTGCGGGCGGATCGTGCTGTAGCCGTACAGCACGTCAATACGACACGGGAGACGGTCGTTGTTGATGTCGTACTGGCGGACAACGCGGAGCGAGATGCCGTTGTGGACCTGACGCGAGGCCATATCGACACCCTGCGGGAGCAGAAGGTCGGCGGTGGCGAAGGTGATCGCGTCCTTGTGGTACACAAGGTTCTGCGGGTAGTAGGTGCTGGCCGAACCAAGCAGGGTGACGGCAGCGCCAGACACGGGGAACGAGTCAACGGTCGCGAGAGCGTTCGTCGAGGTGTAGATCGCCGGGGAGAACGTGACGCCAGTGAACGCCGTGCTGGCCGAGGTGACCGTGTTGGTCACAACGAACTGCTGGAGCGAACCAGTGGACTCACGAACCTGCGGGTTGACCGCGTAGACACCGGCAATCGTGAAGACATCGCCGGGGACGACGGTCTTCGCGTTGGTGGCCGAGGAGAACGAGATCGTGTTGATGCCCTGCGTGGACAGGGTGGACGTGACGGTGAGGGAGTCAGAACGCACGGCCGAGCCAGTCAGGAACTGACGGATCGACTGGGACATGTTGACTTCTTCAAGGCCGAGGATGCCTTCGCCCATCATGCCGTTCTTGAACTGGCGGCTGATGGTGGAGGTTGGGTTGAAGAGACCCTTCATGCCTTCAACGAGGCCAGCGTTCGCAGCCGGGTTGACCGTCGCATAGCGCGGGGACATCGGGGTGGCGAACTCGTTCAGCTTCTGCTGAGCCTGGAGCAGGACGAGCGAGGTGGACGGGACGGTGCCGGGCGTGCCAACCGAGTTGTAGATCGACTGGAACGAGTTGGCGACATCGGCGTCGATGCTGGAGGCGAGCTGCGAGATACGCGGCTTGAGAACACGTTCCGCGAAATCGTCAAGCTGCATCGTCAGCTCAGCGGACGTGAAGTTCACGCCGATGTGCTTCTGCGAGGAGACGGTCAGGGTCGTGAACTGCTCGTTGTCGTCCTGAACCTGAAGCGCAGCGCCGTCCGTGACCAGAGCGCGGTCGGGGAGGCGGATGCGGAGGGTCGAGCCGATCTTAGCGCCTTCAACGGCGAACGAATCGTCGTACTGGCGGTTTACGTTGCGGGTGATGACCAGGTTGTTCTCAAGAATTTCGAGAGCCTTCCGGGTAATCATGTCAATCGTAAGAATGCTATTGGCCATCGTTTCACACTTTCAAAAGCTAGCGGTTGCGCTGCGCTTCCTGCTTCTTAATCTGACGCATACGCTCAGCTTCAATCCACTCCGACGTGCTCATGTTTTTTACAGAACGCGGGTCGGTGGTATCGTAAGCCTGCTTGCCAGACGATCTGGCACTTGCAATCGGATTAATAGGCGCGGGAGCATTTGAGGTTTTTTTAATTGGAGGGCTTGCAGCCAGTTTGGCTTCAATTCGACCAATCTCTCGCGCTTGCATGATAGGCGAAAGGGCAGCGATACGGCCAGCTTCCTTCGGGTTGGACCCTAGCCAATAGATGACATCGGGACCGTTGTCCGAAGACTGGATCGTCTGGGCCATCACGTCCGTGACGGGGAGGTTCGGGTTGTACGCGACCTGTTCAAAGTCGTCGTAGCGGCCCCGCGCGTCCTCTTCCTTTTCGTGATAGACATCCAGAAGCTGAGCTTGCTGCTTTGCCGAATCCCGTCTGGCGACCAACTCTTGAGCTTTGCGTTCCGCCAACGCTTCCGCGTAGGCTTGGGCATTGTCAAAGTCGTTGACATCAGGCGGGTTGATCGTGGGTGCCCTGCGGACCTCCAGATCGGCTAGGCGTTGGGCCTGCTCTCGTTCCCATTTCCGCTGTTCGCGTGCAAGACGCTTTCCGACAATGGCGTCAAGTTCTTCCTGTGTGAAAGATTTTGAAGCTTCCGTCGTGGGTTCATCCGGCTGGGTATCAACAGGAGCAGGAGCCGCCGTGGCTTCAGCAACCGGCGCGGTGTCATCCGCTGGTAGTTCTAGAGCTTCATCGCTCATATGCTATGCGTCCTTTCGGATACCTGGTGAACCTCACCAGTACGGTTAGGGCTTGACATTACGACAAGATGCCGTTGGCGTCAATAATTAGACCAGCTCTTCAACCGGCAGCACAGGCTCCGGCGCGGGCGTCGGGATGTTCCAAGGCAGGGGCGGCGTGACGGGCTTGGATGCGTCCTTCTGAGCCTCGATGGCCGCGTCGCAGTCGGCCTGAGCCTTGGCGATACCGTCCGGGCCAAGCGCGGTGGCGACCCAGCCGTTGACCTGATCGAGCGTCAGCTCGTTGTACGGGGTGAAGGGCGATCCAGCGACGTAGGTCGTATCAACCGAACCGTAGGCGGCGGCGTTGTAAGTGCCGTCCGTGGCTGACAGCACCCAAGCAATCTGGAAGACGACATCCGTCTCGCCCGCGTACTGCGGATACGCCGTCATGCTGTTCACGGCCCAAAAAAACTGCGTTGCCATTGTTAACCTCTTGCAAACTGTTTGTGAACTTGATTGCGAAGCTGTGCCGCACGTTCAGCCGCTGCTTCGACAGATGAAAATAACCCGCCAAAAACTACAGCTTGGTTTTTTTGGACGCGAACCATCCATTTCCCATGCTGTTTGTTCCAGTGTACATTTTTGTGGCCTGAAGGCGAATTTTTCTGCACCGGCCTATTCATGTTGTTTTGCGACTTGTCCGCAGGGCGAAGGTTTTCCACCCTGTTATTTTTGCAATCATGGTCAATGTGGTCAAGGAACTCTGGCACATACCCATGATGCATTAGAAATATTACGCGATGCTGAAGGTAGTTAACTGCGTCAATTGCTACAATCGCATAGACAGCCTTGCGTGACCCCGCAA